GGTGGTTGATAACCGTATAGTTTCGGTTTCACAGTGCCCTTTGTCCACTCAAAAGAAATTAAGTTAGTTTTGAACTTGTCATAATACATATCAAATAATTTGACTTGTTTTCCGCATCGGGCAATATCATAGAATATCTCTTCATCTACTGAGTATTTAACCAAGTAAGCATCAGTAGGTAAAGACCGGTCTTCAGCGTCAGCTGGACGGCAGTTATGCTTCAGAACTGTACATCCGTAAATTTTCTTACAAGTTTGAAGCTCTTCTTCCGTCCACAACTCAACCATTTGGTCAATCTCGATTTCTTTCCCAAACGATGTCCTCGTAGGCTTCGGTGACAACGTTTTTAGTGATTCTGTATTTCTTTCCAATTTGTTTGTCCTTTACTAAACAAAGAAGTTCTGCTTCATCCTTATGAAGGGATTCCAACAATTCAATATAGAGAGATTCTCTACGATTGCGACTAATGTCACGATTTCCGCTCTCAATGAAATTATAGAAAGTCCTATAAGTGCTAGAGAGACGAGAAAGACCGTCTGGTACGGTGTTATCGTTTGGTGTGTAAGGAACTTCTCCTTCTGGTAAAGCAGATTTGACAGTGGTGTCAAAGTTCCAAATCAAAAGTGAAACTAGCGCAGGATTTCTAAATTGCCTTAGAATATCTACTTTTTCCTTTTTAGTCTTTGCGCTAGATACTGCTTGCAGAATTTCGCTCTGCATTGGGTTGGGTGGTAATCGTTTAGCCATGGGTAAATACAAAGTTAATCTTCATAATAGTCTTCATCTTCAAATGAATTTTCAAACCTAAATGCAATCAATTGGTCTGGAAGTATACCTCCAGTCTCATCATACATTTCTGGATGCAGATCTTGGGGAACGTTGAAGGCGATTACATTTTCCCGTATAATCCATCCAAAAATTGATCCTGTCAGAAAGGCACCAATCATAAGGAAAGTTCCTAATACGAGAGATACTGCTAACATGGTTACGCCTCCTATATCTTTTTTGAATCAAAAGAAAAACTTATTGTGTATTTTCTTTTGAAAAGTCTAAATCCTAGCTGTAAGTCGATTGTTTTTTTAGGTTTTTGTACTCCATTAAGAATTAGATCTACACCTCTATTTATAGGTATATCAGAGGATATTTTCCTCTCTGAAAAATTTTGCGAGGTCAACACATCCTCCGATTACTTGTCCATCTTTGATAATTTTTGGAAATGTAGATCCTTCACCAAATAAAGTATAAAACTCATCTTTAGTAAAATCTACATCTAGAGTATACACGATATATTTCTGTTCTGTCAAGTCTAGAAGAGTTTTAGCTTTTATACAGTAAGGACAATTTGATTTTGAATAAACTGTAAATGTCATGCATTCACCTCCTTTCTCTTTTTTACGAATTTCAATTCTTTCCAATACTGAGAATAGCAAAGAACGAGAACGTGAGTCTTCTTATGAAAAACTACAAGATCATCAGGTTTTTCTTTTACAGCTACCTCAATGGTTATGTAGTCTTTACAAACAAAATAAATCCATCCTTCAGTTCTGCAACCTAATTCATCTATCCAAATTACATAATCATTAATTTTAGGAATATAGGTCATCTTCCAAATCCAAACGAATTGGTTCTAGATGTTCAAGAAATGTCCATTTTTCTGGTTCTTTTCCATCGACGACAAATTCAAGAAAAACCGATGTGGCATCATCATGTCGGCCTTCCTCAAAAAGGTGATCTAGTGTTGTCATGTAGTAGTCTTCGATGACTTCAATGCACTTTTCTTTAGACATTTTCAATTTCAGAGAGTAGTTGTTTCAAGTTAGCAATTTCTTCCGAATTTTCTTTAATTTTATTTTCAAGGTAGGACACCCGTTCCATCATGCTACATTTTAAATTAGCATAAATGTCGGTCTTTTCTTCAGACATCATGATCTTCCCCTTTCTCAAAACTTTTCCAAAAATCCTCCCAATCAGCTTTACTTGCTTCCTCAATGTCTGCTGAAGGAATCAGCAGATACGGATGAATTTTCTTCACCCAGCGATGAAGAGCAAAATATCGCTCTCTCCAAATTGCCGCCTCGTCCATGTGGTCCATATGCCTTGGATTGCTTCGCCTAGTATAGCACAAAAAAAGAGGGTCGCAAGACCCTCTTGAATTTATTTATAGAGAAATTTTATTTCTCTATAGATCAGAAACATGATAGCAATACAACCTAGGGATATGATCCCACTAATTTGTAATGCTTGCATGTCACTTAGCGTAAGTGTGACCGCGATAGCAGAATGTGCCGTGAACTTCTTCACCGCTCTGCTTGCACTCATACTCAACACCACGATAGGCTGTCATAGCAATCTGTGCATCGTGAAGAGCAGAAGCCTTTTGAATCTGCTTTCTGATCATATTGAGTGTGTTCATTGGTAGTCTCCTAAAAGAATGGAAAGTTAACCTTCTCTGCCGTAGCAGGATCCGTTTTCCCGTTCCTTCAGTCGTGTGCGTCCTTGGTATCAAAACAACTGGGTTCAGTATGTTCGATCCATCTTGTGATGATATCAAACTTCTGAGAAGGAGTAAACAGAGTAGAACTCTGAATTCCTTCTTTTAACCATTCATAGTCTTCACACCGAAGATAATCTTCAGGTGGGACATGCATGAATAACACAGTCAGCAGTGATAACATAGGATGAACGCTCCGTTCCGCGACTTACTTGCGTCCTGTGGCGTCTTTCTAGACTATCTGCCTAGCGACTACCACCCGGATGAACGTATGGCCATTATATGACCTTTCGATTATTTAGTCAAGTATTTTTGTAACATATGATACAATCACAATTCATAGTCTTTTGACTCTTCAATCAATTCATCAATAATCGTCTTTTCTCCACCAGCCCTCTTAATTTGTAAAAAGTTGGATTTTGAGAATTTCTTCAATTTTTTATATTTCTTCAAAAGAGCACTCATACTTTCTTTAGAAATTTCAACGTCAACTTTCTCTACATCAAATCCTTTACTCATTTTTGAAAATCCTGTGGCTTGAAAAAATGGCGGAATAATTTTTCCGAAATATATGGAAGCTAAAGTCGATTTTAGCCAGAGAACTCATTTAACATATCTAGTATCTTATTGTATGCATCATGAGCACCATCATGCCAATCACCACTTTTGTTTCCATGCACTCCATTATATAATTCATTCTTCATTTTGTAAACTCTTCCTAGTACAGTAGGCTTGTCAATTTGACCTCTCGCCATTGATTCGTTCTGCATTTAGTTTATCTAGGTATTTTCTCTCTTCAATATACAAATGATTGTGATTTTTGTCAATATATATCAGTATTCCCTGATGTAACTCAGGAATCAGCCATTGATCAATACGATAACAATATTTCCAATTGACTGGTCGAATACAATTCATCACCACGACAGACCAGAATGCCGTTAGATGGTTGATAATAGTCAGCATTGATCAGTCATGAGAGTGAAGGTAGATTTAGAGTAAGAATAACAAAGATAAAAGCAGAAAATAGAATTGATAATACCACAACACCAGCCGTATCAGGGTGTTCAACTGCCCAATCAACAAACCGCGCAACACCGAATGCAAGACAGATTCCAAGAAATACGGAGGAGAGTGCAAGAGATAACAGTGAAACAGTCATGAGTTTGATTGATTACGAAGTCATTATACAATAAAAAACCACCCCTGTCAAGGAGTGGTGGACGGTTTGGGAAGTGGTTTAGAGTGCGTTGCCTCTCGGGAGAACTTCCTCTGGAAATACAAACTGCTCGTGTGGCTGATCTACTGGTGCCATCCATGCACGGAGCCCTTCGTTGAGCAAGATGTTCTTCGTGTAGAAGGTCTCAAATTCAGGATCTTCTGCTGCTCTAATTTCTTGAGAGACGAAATCGTAGGCACGAAGATTAAGAGCCAAGCCAATAATGCCAATGGAAGAAGTCCAGAGACCCATAACAGGAACAAAAAGCATAAAGAAATGCAACCAACGCTTATTGGAGAAGGCGATTCCAAAAATCTGGGACCAGAAACGATTGGCAGTAACCATCGAATAGGTCTCTTCTTCTTGAGTAGGCTCGAATGCCTTGAAAGTATTTGATTGTTCACCGTCTTCATAAAGTGTGTTTTCTACAGTAGCACCGTGAATAGCACAGAGCAGTGCTCCACCCAGTATACCAGCAACTCCCATCATGTGGAAGGGGTTGAGCGTCCAGTTGTGGAACCCTTGTAGGAACAACAGGAACCTGAAGATTGCTGCCACACCGAAGGAGGGAGCAAAGAACCAGGACGATTGTCCCAGAGGATAGATAAGAAAGACGCTGACAAAGACAGCGATGGGACCCGAAAAAGCAATCGCATTATAAGGACGGATTCCAACTAATCGAGCAATCTCAAACTGCCTGAGCATGAAACCTATGAGAGCAAAGGCTCCGTGGAGCGCCACAAAATTCCAGAGTCCGCCAAGTTGGAGCCAGCGGACGAAATCTCCCTGAGACTCAGGACCCCAAAGTAGAAGAAGAGAATGACCCATAGCGTCAGCAGGAGTTGACACAGCTGCCGTGAGGAAATTAGCGCCCTCAAG